CTGTTATTTGGCTTATGGAGAGAAGGTCGCCTGTCCCTGTATAGGTGTTGCCGCCAAAAGCAAGATCACCGATACCGTTCCAGATATTTAATTGACTAGGGCTTTCACTAGCAGTGCCATTTCCATTATTAGCACCTGTGCCCGTTGCCGTAAAATCCAACCCAACTGTATTTGCACTTGCTCCGATAGCTGTAAAATTAGTACCGCCAATACTAGCTATGCGGTAAAAGTGTCCTATTATAAAATTACCCGCTGTAATATTAACGTCGAATGTCATGCGAACAAAATAAACAGGCCGAACCACATCAGCGGTAGTTACTGCTGTCATTCCACTGGTTAAGGTTCTGCTCATAATGCCTCCTCGCAAGCAAACGAGAAGCCGTAAATACTAGCCTCGTTAATAGACCAACCGACATCGTTAGCAGACATGCGCCAAAGGCTTTTAGGTAGCGTAAAGTCACAAACCTGAAAAGCCGCGATAGCCTCTCGCAATGGTGGCTGAAAGTTTAAAGTTCCTGCTCCACTAGATTTGTCAGATGTAATCAAGTACAGATAAGACCCTAACTGAAAGTAAGTTCCTGCACTAACAGCAGAGCTTCCTGATGTAGTGGTCAAGGTTTCAGATCGAATTGTTGCTGATGTTGAAAGAGCCACATATGCTGTGCTTGTGTGCAATGGATTGCCAAACGTAAACGTGCCTTCCCGCCCCTTTAAGCCAACAATAAAACCTTCAACAGATCGTGCCTCTGCATGGCTTAATGGCGGCAGACTGATCTCTGCTTCCCATCTAGCGCCTTGATGAGTATATACCTGAGTGTCTAAAGTAAAAGGAGATTCAGAAACTGCGACAACTCGACGCAATCGCATAGACATATTCTTTATTCCAACACTTGGAAAAGCTAAAGGCATTATGCGCCCCCCATTGCTTTCGAGAAGTTGCCACCGCGCAATCGTGCATCTGCAACAGCACCTTTAGCGGCCTGTGCGATCTGAGGCATTAGCTGAACTATCTCAGCGCGAACAGTAGATTGTATGCCTGTTGTGACATTGATTGTTTGGTTTATTGTAACGCCACCGCTAACGCCACCGCTAACGCCACCGCTTTTAGTGTGGTCAATAACAGTTTCATTAGGGTGAAGTATTGCAGGAAAACCGCCTTTGCCGTCTACACCTCCAGTTCTTGAACCTCCACCTGTAAAACCACCTCCTTCAAAAGACTGCGACCTTATTTGTGCTACCTGAGCAAGTCCCGCAGTAACAACACCTGCCGCCATTAAAAAGTTAATTGGTGGTGGGTATGCCGCTAAAGCTTTAGAAGCTCCAGCATAGGTATTCATTATTGCTTGTCCTATCTGAAATGCTTTATTTACAGCAAATAGTTTTTTACTGTGCCTAGAAGATGCAGAAAATTGTTTCCCAAGTTCTCCAACTATTTGTTGTGTTTGTTCTACTTGAGTTAAAGCATTAAATTTAGCCAAGTCAATAGCGGCTTTCTTTTTGATTTTATCTTGAAAGCTTTCCTGCTTTATAACTTTTGCGCCTTCAGAAGCTAAAATAACGGCAGGTGAATTTGCGGCCACTATTTCAGCGGTTTCCCTAGAAGCTAATTTAATCTCTTCATAAGCCGCAAGAATTCCTTCCGCAGGGTTACTTTGTCGCATTAATTCTATTTCAGATTGAAGCTCTTTAACACCCAACATCGCTTCATCAAAAAAACTTTTTATTCCGTCACCAATTAGTGGCTTGCCTATTTTCTTAGCAAGAATATCGTACAGCTCAATAAAAGGGCGAACAGCATCAACTAATTCTTTGCCAATAAAAACAGCAAGTTGATAAAACACTAAGTGAACTTGCTTTGCAAATATAGACATTGAATGCAATGCGCCCTGCACTTTAGCAAAAGCAGTAACTAAACCATCAGCTACACGCTGACCAACATTGCCAAACTCAGCAGAATCTACAGCGGATTGCCTAAATAGGTTTGCTACGGTTTCAATAATAGGAGCAAAAGCAACAGCTAATTGATTGCCTAGACCAGTGAATACAGCTTTAGCCCTAGTGATAGAATCATTAGCCGCTTCTATCTGGGCAGTGTCGGCACGACTTAAAGCAAGACCAAGCACGTTAGCTTCTGCCGTCATCTTAGCCAGACCCTCAGAGCCACCTGCTAATGTGTTTACTAGCGCGACACCTTCTGAGTCGAACAATTTCATAGCCAAACGAACTTTGTCTGATTGACTTTTTACTTTAGCCATAGAGTCAGCAATGACATTCATCTGTTCGTCTAAGGGCAACTGCTCTAACTCTGAGGCGTTAATGCCAAGTTCATGCAATGCGCCTACAGCCTCACCTGTGCCGTTTGCCGCTTCACTAACTCGCCTTGTGAGCCGTTGCATTGCCATATCCATCGTACCCGCAGATACGCCTGTAAGCTCTGCCGCGTGACGCAATCCTGCCAAGGCTTCGGTAGTTATACCGATTTTATCGGCTGTTTTAGCTAATTGGTCGCCCGATCTAAGGGACGATATGGTAAGGGCAGTCATTGCAGTAGCAACCGCAGTCACTACAATCGCAACAGCTTTAAATGCTTTCTTTGCTAATGTTGCCATGCCGCCAATGGCTTTGGTCAATGCAGGAAATCGCTTTTTAACTTTTTCAGCGGCCATGCCTATTTTAGCAAGACCTTTTCTAGCGCCCGCAAAGACACCTTCAAATTTGTCAAAAGCCTTAATTACAATATTTACATTTTCAGCCATTAGATTCGCTCTTTATTCTAAAGTAGGCCATCCATTCGTGAAAATGGTTTAACGGCATATCTTCTGCTTCTTCTATTGTAATGTGAAGGCGGTCAGCCAAGGAAAGCAGGTTCATCCTTGACTGATCGCTTTTTAGTTTCCCTCAAGCGCCTCTGCTGTTTCAATGTCTGCAAACATTTGATTTGCTATTTCAGAAATCACATTGGTCTCTTCACCCATCAAATCAATACGATCTTCGCCAGATGTAAACAGTTTATCACCGCTTTCATCTACTGCCTTCATGCAAATCAAGTCAACCATAGCACCGATTGTAGTGTTGTTTAAAAAGTTAGGGTGCTTCTTCTGCAACTGGTCTAGGTCATAGCAGGTTATTGGCCTACAATACAACTTAAACGCTCCAGAATCGTCACCCCATGCAGGAACAAGAACTTCTCTTGCTTCTACCTTTCTCCTTCCTCGTAACTCTTTAGCTAATCCCATGGTTTAATCCCCTTTATACTTGTGCTTCAGTTACAGCGCCACTGCACTGAATAGAGAAACTGGCTTCGACCATTCCATCAAATGCGCCACTGATTGAACGTGAAGTTACAATGCCGCCACCAGAAAAGAAAGTTTCGCCAGTGCCAGTACCAGTGGGATAGATTTCAAAATCAACAGAAGCTCGCTCATCAAGGATTAGTTGCTGTGCATCCGCTTCATCCCAGTAGCACTCGATTGATACGGTGTTAGTTTTTAAGCCTTCTTTGTACGATCGTGCAACGTCACCCATCACTGAGTTTTCAATAGTGTCCGCTGAACCGTCAAAAGTGAAAGAACGTACTTCGCCTACCACGGCAACAGTCGTGCCTGAGACTTGTACTTTTACCACTCCAGATGCGCCTGTTTTAGTCGCCATGATATTTACCTCTAATTTAAGTTAAGTTGTGCCGCGAGTGTATTGATACAAAACGCGTACTGTAATAATGACCCCACCAATGGGATCAATAGAACCTTCATCGATCTCGATCTGAGTCATCTGCGTATCTAGGGCAAAACCCCCACGCAAACGATCTACATCAAGACCCTCTTCTATAGCCTCTATTATGTTGTTCCTAGCCGAATCGATTACCGACCCTTTAACATAGCAGATAAGCTCATAATTTATTGTAGCCATACGCTGAGTGATTGACCCGCCTATGCTACTGTCTGCTCTATCCTCTCCTGCACTACGCACAAGGATAGCAGGAAATTGTGCGCTTGATAACTTGGCAAAATCGAACGGCTCGCGAGTAACATATTTTATGTCTACTGGCGTTATCACCGCTTGTAGTGTATCGACTAAGTTGTTTGCAATGCTTTCTCTTACGCTCATTTTAGTGCCTTAAAGAATATCTCGCCTAATTGCTTTTTCTCTCGTCTGCTGAAACCAAAAAACGGTCTTTTCTTACTTACCATTGCCGCCTTCTTAGCTTCTTCACCACGCGAAAAGTAAATCTCCGCATAGTTACTTGTTGCCACAGCAGTAATACTACCTAACATCAGGCCAGTGAATTGCAAATCCACATTTTTTCCACGACCCTTGCTTGCACGAAAGGCAAGATACTTTGGGCTGTATCTAGGGAAAAAGCCTTTAAGCCCTCTACCTTTTTTAGTCCTATCTTCAATGATGTTGATGCCTTGCAAAGCAGTCTTCAACAAAGCCTTTTTGACGCTTGCTTTAAGCTCTATGCCTTTCTTTCCAATTCTTTTGGAAACATCTATCGCATCGTGGCCTAACTCTACTTCCATTACCTGTCTAACCTCAGTCCTACAGGTTGCTTCTCATCTTCTTTTACGTTCCCATCACCATCAGCATCATAATCAACGCCATCAGCTAACACTGATTCAAGCTCTTCGCCATAACGAGCCTTGTAAAATTCGATCATATTGCCGAACCTATCGCCCTCTGTCCAGTTAGTCAACTGGGGTAAAGCATAACGCCACAGCACTAAGTAAGCACTGACAGTCGTGAACTGGGTAGCGGTTAGCTTGGTGTTATCCATCTCGCCTGATATGTTCTTTCTAGGCCACCATTTAATACGCAACTCGCGCTGAATATCAGTTTCTGCTTTTGAATGCTCCAATAAAAAAGAATCGATACCTAGATCGAGAATATCGGGAATCAGTTTTAATAAATCTGCATCGCTAGAATATGCCATTACTTACCTCAGTAAAAAACCCACCCCCCGAAAGAGGTGGGTATAGTCTTACAGTACCGCGTCAGAAAGAAGCTCAATTCCGAACGAATCATCAAGCTCTGCAACACCATATACAGCAGTGGCGTTAAGCTCGAATGCTCGGAGAGACTCATCACGTTGTGGCGCAATGTTAAAGTCACGCTTCATAGCGATCATAATAGCTTCAGGAGCGAATACAGCGCCCTTAGCATCTCCAGAACCGTCAATAGCTACGTTAGCTGACTCGTAGACATTGATGCCCGCAATAGTTCCAACATAACCAGTACGCATCGCTTCGTTCTGCGAATCGCCACCGTTCGGGTTAGCGAAGGTGTTAGTTAGGTTAGCTTTCAACTGGTACGCTTGGAAAGGGTGTACAACAGCGTTAATAACGCCAGTAACCTTGTTAGCGCGTAGAGTTGCGGCCGCTTTAAATAAGTCAGCTACAGTGATCTCAGCACCTGCGGCTCCGATAGAACCAGAGAAGCCGTCAAACAAAGCGATTAAGTCAGTGTCGATCTTGGTAGCGATAGCGTTACCTAGAACAGTACCTAACTCAACAGCAGGGTTGCCGTCACCGTAAGTAGCCATGTCAGTTAATAGAACCTGTGCGCCTACTTCGCCAACAGTTACAGAAACTGAAGAAGTAGAAACAGTGGTGCTAGACATGTCAGTGCCTTCAGTCAAGTTAGCCGCTGAAATAGCAGGGTACTTAGGAACCTGAATTGTCTTGCCCGCTTGAGCCTGAATGTTGTACATAGTAACTAGGCCAAGCATGAGTGATTGCTCTTCAGCAGTGAAACGTGCTTGAGCTACGATATTGACGAACAGGTCGTCGAGAGTTGTTGAAGTTGTTGCCGCCATGATAAATACCTTAAATTAAAATTAGTTTGTGGTTAGTGGTTACTTTTTCTTAGATGCGGCAAATGCTTCTTTGCCACCATCATTCCAGTTTGCAACCATATCTGCCACAGATTGAGGCTTCTGTGTAGAGCCACCAGTGTTACCCATCGAGCCAATACCGCCTTGTGAGGCTTTGACCATATGTGGGTTTACTGTCAAGAATTCAGCTACCATTTCATTAACGGATAACAATTCACCGCTGTCATTGTAGCGCGGTACTTTGTTAGCGTCCAGAACTTCAACCGTTCCATCTTCCGACAGTCTGGTCTGGTCTTTCAGCAACTGTGATACTTGAGTTGGATTAACAGCGTTATTGTTAGAAGCCGCACCCAGAATCGCTCCGTCTACTAGCGTCTGTTGTAACTTGCTTTTATAACTCTGTATCTCCATGTCTTTCTTTTCGACAGTCTGTTTTAGAATTGAATCAAACTCTCCGCGCTCTTTCTGTCGCTCAATATCTGCGGCTTGTTTTTCAGCCAACAAATCTCTTGCTTCATTCAGGTCAATGCCTGACAGTTTCTTGTCAAACTTGCGCTGTTCTCTAGATATGCGGTCAGCTACGATTCGATCTAATTCATCTTGTGTAAATGTCTTTGCTACCTGATTCTCAACTGCATTAGCTTCAATTTCAGATTCCATGTTTTCTTCGCTCATGTCGCGGCCTCTTAAAGAGTGTTGGTGAGTCTGGATTGTAGCACATTAAATTAATTTACAAAAACCGTAATTATTTACCTCATAAGTGTTTACATTTATGTTTATAGGGTGTAAGATGTAATCTCAATCAATAAATAAAGGTAATAAATTATGTCTAACTTAACTAATAATCAATTAGCGGCTTTATCAGTATTCAATAGCTCCATAGAAGCTCACTCAGACTTTGGAGATCACGATTACTTTTCTATGGCAGAAATGATAACGATGCTTGCAAATAATGGATGGGACGTTAAAAGTGCAGAGGGAACTATAGGTAGTTTATTGACTAATGATGAATGCAGATTTTACGAGGAAGAGGTTGACGGTGGACACTTAATATATACCCTTTGGCTACCTACTGACCACCCATTGTACGGCTGTAACGATTAATAACCAACCGCCCCTTCGGGGGCTACTTCTTTGGTTTTTTCTTCTTGGGTCGGCCTACTTTACTACCGTATGTTCCTTTGCCTTTTGGCATGATCTAGTCCTCTATCACTGGTCGCCATCTATGACGGCAATTGTAGCCGCCCGCTGAAACAAAAGCATTGGAGTCTATCTTACCGCCCCAACTGCCTTGCCATATCTCTTCGATCTCATCTATCGTATACGTCTTGTTTACGTGCCTAGCACAGAACTCTCTCGTTGCGCTGTCATCTGGGCCACGGTATGTAAACTTGGTTGCACCACTATCCAGAGCTATTCGGGTGTTGATTGACCTATCGAACTGCAAAAGAGAATCGTGTAGTTGTTGGCTTGCGTACCTAGCCATATCACCGCTAACGGCTTGCTGTATGCTTGCAACACCAACTGCGAATGTCTGACCAGTTAGGGTGCTCTCATACACCTGCTTGGCAATAATATCCAGATACTCTTGACCTAAGTTCTCAAAGCCTCTAAAGCTAAGGTTTTGCAATTGAGCAACCACATTAGGGTCGAGCTTTGCAAAGTCCCCATAGGTAGCAAGCATTGTCGCAACCTCACCTGCAACGGCCTTGTATTCGCGTACAAAGCCATCAATGGTTGTTAAGTACTCTTCTTCGATCAGTTTCCGTAGTTCCGATCTAGCTTGGATAGCCCATTCTAAATCAAACAAGATGCCGTCTTTAAGGGGTGCCGTGGCTAGGTAATCAACTATCCTTCTCTCTAGCTTTGCAAGCGCCAAAACGAGCTTGGCTTGGTGTGCTTCAGCCCTAGCAATGACATCCTTTAGTTGGTCAGTATCAACTGCCATTATTATTCTTCAATTACCTGATCATTAAACTGGCCTAACACCTGAGTACCAGACGTTATTTCAACGTGGGCTTTGGCTAGGTCTTCATCATCAAGCAGTAAGTCGGCAATCTTCTTGTCAATCTCTTGCGCCAGAGTTACAGATTTAACACCTGTAGCCCTTAACTGCTGAAGGAACATAAGTTCTTTGTCGTAATCCCTAAGGTCGAACGCGTCTGGGTAATATATTTCTACGTCTGGGGTGACATCTTGCCAATCACAGAACAACAACCATATTTGTTCTTCAGCCAATTCTAGCAAATCAGCCTTCTCAGCAAGTTTAGCATTAAGCATCTGGAACTCAGTCTGCATAGCCACACCGCTCATAGTCATCGCTTCTGTGCCTCTAACAGCACCCATGTGACTCATGCGGTTAATAGCTGAAATCTTATCGC